GTTACTTATAAACAGTTTGTTCGTGCTTTGCGTCAAAGGAATTTAGACGTTGTTAAGCATGAGGATAAGTTTAAAGAGCCAGGTACTAAGTATGAGGAGATTGATGAGGCTCAACTTAAAGCTTTTGAAATTGTTGAATACATCTGGGCAGGCTTTATGGAGGCTGCTGCAGTTGCAGATGAGCACAATATGTCAAGAGCTTTTACTGTTGCTCCTACAGCTTCCTGTGCTTACCGCTATAAGGACAGAGAAGGGTATACTACAGCCCCTGAAATTGCTCCGCCCATCAGTCTCGAAGTAGATCGTGATAGTAGTACTCTCGGTGTGCAGAGTTATAAGTTCAATCCCAAGTCTGAGATCGCTCAAGATGTTGGTTGGGATACTTTCTTTGAACTTAATTGTGAATGGCAGAGACTTATGGATAGCACTGGGTTGGCTCACGCTATCTCCATGAATTGGTGGAGTGACTTAATAAAATTTGACAGAGATTTTATGTCTCGATGGTTAAATTCTCCGCTGAAAAGTTTATACTATTCTTTACAGGTAATGCCATCCACCCAAGATAAATCGAACGTCTACGCGGCGATTAGCGAAACAGATGTTGATGATTATCTAAGTGAAATCCTGACAGAAGATAACGTACCCACTTGCGATTGTGCAGAATGAGAAAGCATCCATATCAACAGCTTCTAGAAAAGAAGCGCGTCTGGACCCCAGTTAAAACTAGTAAAGGAAAGCTTAAAGATGGAGCAGAAGAGACCATCTACCGTGCTCTTGCAGTACGTGTTATGGAGTTACCTGTGGGGGATTTTATCCGAGAAGCAGTATCTGAACTTCCAGAAGCATCTAGAGAACTTCTACAGTCGAATGTAAAGGACGAGGAACGACATGACCTTGCTCTTCATTATGTCACTGAGGCTCATGGTGTTGATGAAAAAGCTGAGGCCGAAGCAAAGCTCTTACGTGATGCGTGGGTGGGTCACCCCGATCACACTGTCCTTAAAGCGTTGGTAGCTGAACGTGCAATATTTTTCGTTATTCTTCCCTTCTTTCGTTATTGTGGGGATTCTGGTCTTAGGACTGTCAGCGCCGACATTTCAAGAGACGAAACCATACACGTATCCGCTAATAGCCTTGTATGTCGTGAGTTGGGCCTACGCCCTAGTCAATCTTTGGATAAACTTAGGAAGGCCACCATTAACTGGATTTTTCAGCCCTTACGCAACAATACTGAGGATCGCTATCTGAATAAGAAGTTTTGGTTGGATCAGTCTGATAACCTGATGTATGCTGGAAAGACAGAGGGTTTAGCTGACACTAGAAGAGCTAGAGTTCCAGCTTTCTTTGAGACAAGTAATTCTGATTTACCGAGCTATGCGTAAAAACAACTGGTTTGATGACCTATTCAACGATAATCATTGGGATTATGCATACGCTTATGCAGAGGTAGATCCTTTCTATGGTAAGGAGGAAGAAGAAACTGACGATTTATCTATTACAGTTTTTCATTGGAGAATTGGTAGGTTCTTTAGGAGAGTTTATAGAGCTGTTACTAAACCTATAAGGGTAATAACAGGTCAAGAAAGAGAAGAAAGGAAAGCTAAAGAGGCAGCTAAACAAGCACAAGCAGAGGCAGAAAGAGCACGTAAAGCTTATGCAGAAGAGTCTTCAAGAATATCAAAAGAAACTGCTGCTGCTAAAGAGAAGTATGGAGCTGCTAAGAAGGAGCAAGAAGCTCAGTTTGCTAAATCTCAAGAGATTTTAAAAGGAGCTAAAGCTAAGCAAGAAGAAGCTGAAAGAGTTGGAACAATTACAGCTCAGTATTCTCAAAGTAAGGCACAGCAAGCTAAACAATCTACTGCTGAAAAAGCTATAGCAGATCAAAAGGCTGCTGCTGCTGAAGCTTTAAAAGCTAAGAGATTAGGTAAACAGGCTAAAGCTCCTGGTATAGCAAGCGTTAATATCAAAGGACCAGGAGGTGTAGGTGGTACTGGTAAGCCTGGTGCTGTTACTAGAAGTGCTAAAGAATTGAGAGATAAGAAGAAGAGTGCTTTGAATATATGATCCCTAATATAGATAAGCAAATTATCGATTATCTAGAAGAAGCCTATCCAGATAAGGCTCCAGATATTAGTATGGAAGAGAAACAAATATGGTTTAATGCTGGCCAGGTGGCGGTCGTTCGTCATTTGAAAGACCAGTATAATCTTCAACAGGAAACTAAGTACAACTGAGGGACAATAAATGGTCGTCATAACTGGAACCGCTATTGCCCTTGGCTTAGGTGCAGCAGCTACAGCTTATTCGGGTTACGCCGCTGCTAAAGCTGCCAGAAAACAAGCCGAAGCTATGCGGGCTCAAACCGCACAAGCTAGAGATAGAGCTAATAAAGAGTTAGCTCAGATGCAAGCTGATGCTGCAGCTACTCAGAAACGCTTTAGTTTACAGATACAGCAATCAAGAGATGCAACTGCTGAATCTGCTAGACAAGCTGAAGAATCTAGGAAGCTGTCTATTGCTCGAATGGAGCAGGCTCAAGCTGCTTCTAATTTACAAATTCATCAACAACAACTTTCAGCAGCTCAAGCTAGGCAACTACAAGCTGGAGCTAATGTGAAAACTAAGAGACGTGCTAAACGTGGTACTCCTGAACAAATGAGAACTAAGTTAACTATCGACTCAGGTTTAGGTGGTGGAGATAGTACTAGCGGTAGTGCAGTAACAGGTGGTGGATTAAATTATGGCTAATAGAGGGACTGCAGAGTCAAGGTATCAGTTCCTTGAACCTGAAAAAAGTGCTTACTTAGATAGAGCAATTGAGTGTGCTAAGTACACACTTCCTACGCTGATTACTGATAATGATCGGAGCAGTGGAAAGAATCTCTACACAAAAATTAACACTACTTATCAAGGGCTGGGCGCTAGGGGAGTTAACAATCTAGCAGCTAAACTTTTGATCGCCTTGTTACCTCCTAACCAGGCGTTTTTTAGACTTTCTGTAGATGATATTAAGCTCCAGCAAGAGTTAGATAACTTTAAAGATCTTCAATCTGAATTTGATCAACAGCTTTCTCTAATGGAGAGAGCAGTTATGAGAGATATAGAGGAGTCAGGAGATAGGACTGCTCTATTTGAAGCTCTCAAACATTTAATTATTGGTGGTAATGCTCTCCTTTATATAGCAGATAATGGTACAAGAGTTTATCCTCTTAAATCTTTCTGTCTTAGCAGAGATCCAGAGGGTAACATACTAGAAATAGTAGTACGAGAAGAAGTTACTCCTGAAGTACTGCCTGTAGGTATAGCACCTAAGAATGGTGACGGTAAGTTTACAGATAAAACTGTTTTCTTATATACCATAATTAATTACGACTACAAAAAGGATACTTGTAATTGGCATCAAGAAGCATACGGTAAACAGGTAGGGGAGAAGGGACAAGTACCACTT